GTTTGGAACCGATGATATGTTACATCATCAGGTACTAGTTTTGTTGTACATCTCGGTTAGTACGCCGAGGAATTGCCCTGGAACTATATCTTCAATATTGTGTGATTGTAAGTTTAGGTCAATAAAATAAGGATCTTTCATTGATTCGTCAACTGATACTACATAATTTTCGGTATACTCTAAACAATCTTTAGGAATTATGTCAATAACAATATTTAAAGGGATTTCTTGAAGAACATTGGTCGTTTCAAAATATCTTTCTAATTCTAGTTGGGTCTCTACTGGCAAATTAAATTGGGTTTCTATAATGTGTCTTGATTCGTCAGAAATTTTTGGTGCTGGTGGCAAATTTTTGTTTGCATAAGTCATGTACATTTCTTTTTCGAATCTGTTTAAAAATCCAATTTTATTTTTGATGTAGTCATCCATACCTTTGTGATATTTTGAAGTGTGCCTCAAAATATAATCCGCATAGTGCCTGAGAACAGGACAATTTGGAAATTGATGTGCCAAACTGAATGCTTTTGCTCTAACTAACATCATCCTTTTTGATTTACTTGCGCCTACATATCTGGAAGCTAACCAACCTGTTTTAATCAAATGTTTTGTAACATCTGTTAAAGCCTCAAGTGTGTCTTCTCCAAATACTATCCCGCAAAAGGAAGCAGTATTAATACTTTCATGTTTTGTTAGTTTCATTTTCAAACCGGCTTCGGTGTATAAGTTTTCGCAAGGTAATCCAAACCAATATCTTGCTAAACCATCGTCACCTTCTATAACGCAATTAATTCTATAATCGAAAATTTCATCTGATGTTAACTCAAAGTTAATGTCATCAAATGATGTTAATTGCTTGCCTGTTGTAATGAAATATTTCTGTGCATAACATCCCACAAATTGTAACATTGCAAAATTAGCGAAACCATTAAATGAGGATGTTGTCATCTCACCACTTAATCGAGAAGCTGGTAACTCTACAAATAAATCTCTAAAATAAAGCGCATTAATATCATCAAATTGATTGACAATATGTTTATTTTGATCAACTAAATATTGTGTCATATAGTTGTAGAATTTGAAGTCTAAAACATTCATTAATTCTTTATCAAAATGAGATTCAAATGCAGTGTAATCAGATTCTCCGACTTCGCCATTTTTATCTAAATGTTCAAAAATGTGTCGTGGCCTATCTGAAACAGGAATATGTTTGATAAAATTTTTATTCTGATACTGAATATTTTCGATTTGTTTTATTATTGGTCCTATGAGTATTTTAACCTCATCTGATCTAGAGAATATGCCCCTTGCCTCCTTATCAAGCAATGCATAGAATTCCTCCTTCATGAAACATTTAGATGCTAAATATTTCCTTTTAAACAAACCTCCAATTTTATTATCCAATTCCCTGAATTTCTGCTTTTCCGAAGCAGTGTATGTGGTGTGTTCTAACCACGTTTCTAAACTTAAATCCGTACCTGGTGGCAGCGGCCTAAAATTTAAATTTAATAAATGATCAATAAATCTGGGGAGTAAATATTTGACTTGGGGATGAGTGTTTGGTCTCTGTGATCCAATCCTTTTTGACAAAGATCGAACCATATCTATCACATCACCATCCCTATAAGGAAAACTAATTCCTCCTGAAATCTCAACACCTGTTCCTACTCTCGACACCCTTCTCCGTTTTTGTTTGAGGTGTTGCAGTTTAATCGACAAACGTTCTTTTAATTCCGGGAGCTTGGAATTTTTGATACGAACATCTGTGGATCTAGTGCCGAGAGATACATTTTTAATATTTACTCCCAAGTCACGTTTAAATAGTACTCGTTCTCCTGCTTGAGGCGAACTAAGAACAATTTTGCGACTGTGAAAGTATTTACTAAAAGTGTACTTGGATTGAACTTGTCAATATTTACATGGTTTACCGTCCTGAATTTAATTGCTAATTTATCTTCCATCTGCTTATAACTTATGATTGGATTCATAGTGCTAGTGTCAATCATTTCACAAAATAATAAGTAATCTATATCTTTTTCTCTGGTTTTAAAAGTTACATGATCGTAAATTTTAACCTTACAAGTATAAATTCTTTTAGATTGCATTTTGCCATGATTGTTGCCTATATGTCTCAAATCTAAGTTTTTCTCAGTGAACTGCAGTGGGCCGAATGTTAGAGTAAAACGCCATCTAACATTTTGGATTTGCTTAAGCACTACGAACAAAAGTGCTATGAGTATTGGTACAAATAGATACTGGTACCATCTGAGGTTGTTTGTAAAGAAAATTTTGGTCTTTTCTAGATATCCT